CTTAATATTACCATTTTGCAAATCAATAGTTTTTAACAAATTATTTTGCGTTTCTTGAAGCGTGTCTATTTTCTTGTCACGAGTTTCAAGTTCAGTATTAACTGTGCTAATTAGTCGTGTATAAATATCCCTCTCTAAATCGGCTAAATCTTTTTTCGCCTTAACATCTTCTTGGTGTGCTTTTGCTTCCTCTTGTCCAGCTTCTGCCTTGCCCTTTCGCCTTTGTATTTGTAACGTTAAAATAGTTGTCAATCCTGATGTTCCTCCTATTGCGAGTAATATCTCTAACCAATTAAATGCCATAATCTAAAAAATTAATTTTATTAAAAAAGTAAAAATTGAACCGTATGCAGTCCATCTAATGTCCGCCCAATCAAATGGTGCTTTGTTTTTCATTGTGTAATACGCTTCTCTAAACGCTGCTAAAACGGTTACTATAAACCCAACCGCTAAAGGATAAAACGCAAAGGCACATATTAAGGCATTAATTCCAAAATGCAAGTAATACCGTTCTTTAATGAATTTATCCCATGTAAACCATTTAAAATCGCTTACAACTGCTAACAAGTCTAATTTTACAAATTTGAATTTCATAATTCTTTAATTGATTTTATACAATGGTTTTCGTCTAATCTATCCAATAAATCACAAAGTATTTTACCCGTTTGTGTTAGTGTGTTATCTCTTTTATTTTTACCTAAAGCACTTGAAACCGTTTCCCTTTCATCTCCAAACTGATACCCATTCTTTTGTAATGTTTCATTCCATAAAGTCCTAAAGTTTCTATTTGCAAACTTGTCAATATCTACTGCCGTTTGGTAAAAATAGTCATCAATGGTTTTGAATTTCCAACCGTATTTTGAAAGCACTAATATAGTATTTATTATTGTTAATGGAACGTATAAAATAATTGCTACAAAATAAAGTAATATACCCATATCAATACTGATTCCCAATGATAAATATTTCATCGATTTGCTCATCTGTCATTTGTAAAAATGTCTTACCTACAAAAATCAATTCAGGATTATTACGTTCAAATGTTCCAGCTTCGGTGTAGCTAATTAAAGCTATTGTTTTTGTTGGTTCAGGAAGTTGACTAATACCGTTTAGAATATCTTGTTCATTCTTACCTAAAACTGCTAAAGCTATTTTAAACTGTCTGCGTGTGATTACTTGCGGAACTTCAATAGGTAAAGGTTCTCCTTCAATCCATTCTGTTCCATCAAATTTATGACGATTAAACATACCAGTTGGAGTAATATCTGTATAAAACTCCATTCCCTCATTATTCTCTGATTTAATACCTAAGTAAAATCCGTTTTCATCTATTTGATAATACATAATTAAAATGATTTTATTTTTCCTATTCTATATCCCGTTAATGAAACATTTTCTGTTAAAACTGTTAATTGAGCAGTTAAAGTTAATTTCCACGCACTTGTAGGTGTTAAAGAAATTAATGAAGCCGCACCTGAAACAGAAATATCAGTAGTTGAAGTACTTAAAGCACCCCATATTCTTAATTGATTACCCGTTAAAAATTGTGGTCTTCCTCGATATAATGCAGAGTATCTTGAATTAGCAGCGGTTGCAGTTAATAGAGCTATTTGACTATCAGATGTGTTTCCATTTACCCCTGCTCTCAATCTCCAAGTCACATTTCCTACTCCCAAATCTTTTTCTCCTGAAAAAAGCAATGTCATCCAATCTCCCGCCACAAATTCATTTGCAGCAATATTGATAGACAAAATAACTGTTTCGGCAATATCTCCGGTGTGACTTCCAAAAGTTCCATTTGATTTTGAACGAATAATTTGTTCTACATTTTCAAGGTTTGCTTTCAAAGCCAAAGCATCAAACACTCCGTTGCTTTGTACACCATTTGTACTTCCATCTGTAGGTATTGCATCTAAAGGTATATTTGAAGCAGGAACAGGAAATGTAGTTCTTACAGGACTTGTTCCACCAAACTGAAAGTCATATTCAGGGTTACTTCCTCCTGCTACTCTATCAGCATAATACTTAACAACTATTCTATCAGTTGCTAAGAATGTGCCATTATTTAATAAGGCGGCAGCTAAAAATTCAGTATAAATAGCAGCACTTACAGGAGCTGTATTACTTGATGTTGCAATTAGTGTTTCAGTACCTCCTGAAGTTCTATGATAAACTTCATAATAAAATTCAGCTGTACCTGTTCCTGATGTTCTTCTTACATTACCTATTGTTAATAGATTGATGATGCCGGGATTCCCTACTAAAACATTTGCAGTTGTAGCTAAAGCAGCAATGAATTGTCCTGTTGTTGTAATTGCACCTGTTGGTATATCTACAGCAGTATCATTATAATCAGGGTCATCTATTGATGTAACCAATTTGAAGTATGTAGCTATATCACTTGATACATTTGTTGCAAATAAATTAAGGTTAGAAGGAAGTTGGTCTGCTGTTACATAAGGAGATGTTCCATTTTCACCATCATTTGTAAGTTGTGATGTTAATGTTGGAATGTCATCTATAAATGCAATATTTCCATCTTTATCAGGAAAATCAGCATTTCTATCAGCAGTATGTCCCATTAAAGAAAATTGTTGTTTGAAACTTGACACTTCTTCATGTACAAAATAAAATTGTCCAGCAACTTCACTACAACCAATTTCAACAACAGAACCAGCCGTATTAAATCTTATTGGGTTTGTTGTTTCATTCCCCTCATCCGTTACCTCTTGAAGCGTTGGAGTTGCGGCAGGTGGAATGTCACTTGTTAAAGCTATTGTTCCATCAGCATCAGGTAAATTGTATTTATGTGTATCTGTCAAATCAGCAGTTGAGATACGAGCCATAATTGTACCATCTTTTGAAAGTACCGTTTGTCCATCTTCATCGGCTTGTGCATTTTCTCCAAATAGGTTTACGTTGTTAAATGCGTTATCTACACCAGCAGCATTACCTAAAGCATTTTGATTATTACCTGTATTGTTTTGACCAGCAGCATTACCTAAAGCATTTTGATTTGTTCCTGTATTATAAAAACCAGCAAAATATCCTAAAGCATTTTGATTATCACCTGAGTTACTAGCACCACTTTCATATCCTAAAGTATTTTGATTATCACCTGAGTTACTAGCACCAGCAAACCACCCTAAAGCATTTTGATTATCACCAGTATTAACTTCACCAGCACGTTCTCCTAAAGCATTTTGGTTAATACCAGAATTATCAGAACCAGCTTCATATCCTAAAGCGTTTTGATTATAACCTGTATTTCCATCTCCTGCAAGTGTCCCAGCATTAAATATGCCATCAACTAAATCGTGGTTATTGTCCAATACCTCTTGAAGCGTTGGAATACCGCCTACGCTATATAACTCCCAAATCGCTGCTCCAGTACTTGCATCTAAACATTTGTAAGTAGTACCGTTATCTAAAGTCCATAATGAATCAATTTTAAATCTTAATGTATCGTCAAAAGTTTCATCGGGAATAACATCAAAGCAATTTGTTGAATGTCTTATAAGTCCGTTATTATCAAAAACGTGTCTGAATCCACTTTGCCACATATCCTCAAAACCTACACTACAAATTCTTGATATGCCACCATCTCCACCAAAGTCATAAGTACCTTTTTTTAGCAAAGAAGTATTTTCAAGTTCAATCGCATCGGCATCATTTATAACTATGTTAAAACCTCCTGTAACATTTCCGTTGTCTAAGGTTTCAGATAGCGTTTGTGAACCACCACCACCACCTTCAATAAATTCCAATCCCGTTTCATCTTCTTTAACTGCTACTACTTTACCGCCTTGACTTGTATAATCATCAGGTGCATCAGTAAGTTGTATAAAAGCCGTAGCACCACCACTCCCACTAACTGCATTCCAAGCCGGAAAATTTAACTCCTCTAAACGTAACAATAATTCTTGCATAGAAGTCCAACCCGTTTCAGGTGTACCTCCTTGACTTGCATAAACGGTAACATTAGATAATTGATAACGATTAGTAGTTGCCCCACCTTGTGATACAATAAAGAAGTCTAAACCATCAGAATCAGCTTGTAATTTAGAAAATGAAAACCCATTTGCACCCGTAGGAACATCCGAAGCTAAAAACTTCCATACTTTGTTGCTATACTTAATAATCGATAATGTAGCCATTTTATCTTCCTTTGTGTGTTCGTGTTATTAATATTACAATATCGTAAATCAAAATATCCCCGTTAATTGGTGTTATTTGAATATTGCCTCCATTAGCTATAAAAGTAGTTCCGGTGAAATAATCTAATTCAACTGTAAATCTTTGTTCTGTATCGGCCAACCGTTGAAATACTTGCGTTGTTTGTGCAATAGTTCCAAGTGATCCGCCTATATTTATTCCAACATCAAAATATGCATTAAGAACGTCCATTTTAGCTTTAAAACGTAAAGACATACTAAAAGCATCGCCATTATTAACGGCCACTAATTTATCAGTTGTATTATTCCAAAAAGTTGTAACACCCGTTGGTATTTGTGTATTTATTTCCGTTACCGTTCCAGTTGAAATTTTACCTGTTACACCCTCAAGAATTGAAAGCGGTGCAGCTACTGTATATGTTGAGTCTGTTATTTGTTGCCATCCAGTTTCATAATCTACAACCTCTAAAGGAAAAGTATAACGGCTTGGAATACCTAAACTACGATTATCTAATTCCATTTTAAAGCCATCTAAATAAGCTCTACAACCGATTGCATCAGCATAAAATTTAAAAGATAAATCATAAACATCATCCTCAGTTAATTGAACTATTTGGAAAAAGTTATTCCATTCATCGTGAACGAATCCCGATGCTTGATTTGACCATTCAAATTGAAAGTCGCCTATTCCTGAACTGTTTATATAAGTGTCAAAAATACCAAATACCTCATCCCTCTCGTAATCACTTGAAATGAATACCTTAACAGAAAAAATATAATTACCCGTTTTTGGAGCTACAAAAGAAAAACCAGTATTTGCAGAATCAAATACCAAAACTGTGTCAACTTCATTTGTGATTACTCTAAGCGAATTATTACCTTTATATTTTTCAATATCTGAATTATCAACCGTTCCGTTTCCTGATATTATATTCCAACCAGTATAAGGTTCGTTAAAAGCCGTAAATAAAGGAAATAAATTTTCACTATATTTTGGTGTTTCTTGTTGTGCTATTACTACTTGTGCCATATCTTAGTCGTTTGTTATATAGTTAAAATTAAAGTAATATTGTTGGCCAACAACAATACTATCTAAAACATAGAAAGCTCCAGCAGTTAATGAAATCCTTGCAGATGCGCCCGTATTGGATCTTGCTATAAATATTTGGTCAAAAGCAAATGTTTTAGCTTGAAATTCAGTATTTGAAATAGTTAACCAAGTTGTGTTACTCAAAATAGAATCCCCAAAATTTTGTATTAACCCGCTACAATTAACCCTATTGCCTGATTTGTTAAACAAAATTCTATATCTCTTTTGAAGTGAAATAGTTGTTGTAATATTTGTTGTTGTTGTACTAAGTGGATAATAGTTTTCTGTATAAGTAGTGTTGTATATTTCATCCACAGTTGCACTCGCTGAACTTCTTACTTTAGCTTGTGTAATAATTGCGGTTAAAAAACCGTTTATTGCTGAAATTAAATTTGCTTTTGTTGCCATATCTTAATTTATTAAAAATTCATTGTTAAAATCATTACTGTCAAACTCCCCATCAAGAATTGTGAACTTCCAAATATCAGGGTTTGAAACTGAATAATGTTCCCCAAATATAGACGTTATTAATCCTTCATCAAACAAAATATAATAATCACCATTATCAGGAAATAAGTTACTAATATCTATTGTAAAATAATTACCCGTTATTGTAATATCATTTTGAGTAAAAGTAAGGAATAAAACACCTTCTTTATAGACTCTCAATGTTCCAACTCCCAAAATAATATTTCGGTTAAAAGTGGCTCTTATTTCGTTTGGTAAGTTCATTAAAGAGTTATTTCAAAATAAGTGATATATACATCTACTGTTGTTGTTCCATTAACAGGAACAGTAGGATTAGCGGATGCAGTTATAAAAACGTCTTTATTAAAAAAACTTGTCGTTGTATTACTTGGATTTCCCGGTAACAAATAGGTGAATTGTTCAGTTGTTGTGCCACTCCCCATTTGAGAAATAAAATTTGTTAATTGAAGCGTGTCTAATAATACTTTCCAACTTCCGGCAGAACCCCAGCCGTCATTATTAATATATTTTACTAAAATATCTTTGGGAACATACATTTTACCAACTGTTGCAGGTAAAACAACTATTGGAGTTGTAAAAATATTTAATAATTCAGAATGTGTTAAAGTTCTTTTAACGCTTTTAGCTACTTGAACCCCAGCATTAGCATCAACATAAGTTTTTACCGCTTTAACGCTTGGATATTTAGTATCACTTGCAGCATCGGTAGTAACGTTTGTTGATTTGTTTGTTAATACTTCTGCTAAAGCTATTTGCTCAGTAGTATAATCAATAGTATCTTTCATTCTACTTCCAACCTCTGTTGGTGTAATTGCAAAATCTACTGTTTCGTTTGTGATTTGCGTATCAATTAACGCTTTTAATGTTGTTGGATTTATAGGCATAATTTCTTTTTTTTAAGCTCCGAAAACATCGGAAAATTTATTATTAAATGTTTTGTTTTGTGAACCATTACTCCCAAATGGAAGGGCAAATATATTACTAAATGTTCTATTTTGATAAACTGGTATTTGAGCCGTATATAACCCACTTGGAATAAGCTCAATCGCTTCAAAAATAGCAAATATTTGAAATGTATCGCTAAAAGTATCATTATAATTAATTGGCACTTCAATTTCCTGCTCCCACCAATTAGAATCACTCGCCCTTTTGTCTGATTGTAAAATCTGTTTATTAGTTACTCGCAATCCATTAAAATAAACAATAGGAGTTACTAACATATTGTTTATATTTCTAAATGTAAAGCCATCTAAATATTCAAAAATAAAATGTTGTAAATTGGTAACTATTGCACGGCCTGAAACTTTACTTCCATTTATTTGCGTGTATTCCGTTATTTCACTTTCAGCATCTTCACGATCAAAATACATATTTAACCTAATCGACTGATAAAAATTAACAGGTCTTGAATAATCTAAATAATCAATCCTTGTCGTGTTTATATCTGTATTAATAGTAAATCTATTTGAATAAAGAGTTAAATCTGAAATTCCGTGTTTAAATTTAAGAATGACCGGAATATAAAAAACAGTTTGTATTGGTGCTATTTCAAAAGCAAACTGAGTAACACCTGAAACAATCATTTCAAGTATTGCAACCTTTTCTGTAATATCGAGTAATTCCGTTCCATCACACTTGCAAACATGAACTGTATAATTACCATCAAAATCAGCACCGCCAACCACATCAGAATATTGCAAATAAGTTTCAAACGGATTTAAAACAATTTGCGAATAATTAGCTAAAGAGTAATCAACAGCGGAACTTGCTCCCGTGTTAATTGCATCACTTAAATTATTTTTTAGTCTTATAAAACTCATTCTAACGCTGTTATTAAAGCATTTTCAAACGCTATTATATCCGTATAAATTACTCCATTTAATCTCATTTTGTCAAATGGTCTTGGTGTAATTATTAATTGTTCATTAAAATCATACAAACTTACAAAAAATCCAGTCAATCTAAACGAATTTAATATATTTATATTTATATCATAATACTCACTTTCAGTTTTAGGCCTTAGTTTCAATTCAAGTGAGTTATCAGACCATTTGTATTCAGCTTCTTTTGCATAACCTAATAAAACAGTTCCGTCAAATTTATTAACTCTTACATACCCTTTATCGCTTTCAATTTTATTAAAAAACTCGGTAGCATCGGTAAAATCAGCAAAGACATTCACAGTTTCAATTCTCGGCTCAAATTTGCGAAGTGCCTTAATCGTTTCAATATTTATAGGCTCTGAATCTGCGAGTATTTCACTTTCCCCCGTTAATCGAGTTGATAAATTACCATTTACATCAAATAATGTGTTTTTTATTTCTCCGGTTAAATAACGACTAAATGAACCTAATAAAGAATAAAAATCTTTTAAGTTTCTGCCAATCGAATAACGTAAATTTCCATAATTTAAAGGATTTGCAATACCTTCAATTAAAGTAAAAGGCTCAAAAGTTTCATTTATAAACTGCACCCCCGTTAAAGTATATTCAATAGTAATTGTCGACGTTCCTGAAAATGTAGGTGCAGAAGGTGTGCCAAATATTGCACCCGTTAAAGTAAGTACATTTGGTTCAATAGCATTTACAGAATAACTCCCTTGATTTTCACCTGCTGTGATTGTAATTGTTGAAAATGTATTTATACCAATTAAAGTCCAAGGCACGGCTGGTGAAAGTAATTTTAGTGCAGGGAACGGAGTTGTTTGAACTTGCATAGTAATTGATGCCGTGAATCCTGACGTTCTATTTGGTGCAATTTGATTTCCTTTGATTAGAAATAACTTTGTATCTTCTGAAAGTGAAGTAGTACTTTCACGATTAAATAATCTTCTACGTTGTTGCTCAATTAAAAAAGCACTCCTTATATGGTCAAATTCCCATTTATTTTCTTTTTCTATTTTTTTACTCGGCATTAACCATTGTGATTGACCGTGTACGTCATCAATTGAACCCTCACTATTTGTTTCCCTATCTTTTGATGAATTTTTATAGTTAAATTCAAATTGCAAAATAGCACAATTTGGATCGGATGAACTTTCATCCCTTAATTGCGGAATTTCAATAAAAGAAGCTATTTCTTCATCCTGATAAAATTCATTAAAATGAACTATCTCAATATCTCCGTTTCTATTGATTTGATAGCCGCCGTTTCGTTCCATTGGTATTTTAAGCAAATCTTTTAACGTGTTGTTAAACGGCTTGTCTGTTACTTGTCCTAATAAATAACCATTTGTTGCAAAGTTGTTATAATGTTCACCTGAAACATCCCAATCAGGACAAATAACGTCTTCACCACCTACGGATTTATAAGCGTGTTTTAATACATCAATATATCTAACCGCTTTTACAATTGTGTCTATTGCAGTTGATGTTGCAGAAATTGTTAATTTTGAATTATTCCATTCAACATGAGTATAATCATCTATTGTATCATAATTAAATGTGTCTAACGATGTTGTGCTAAAAGTCCAAGTTATGCCAAAATAAACAGAAAGCACTTCACCGCTTCGGATTGATGGTATTTCAGCTGTTATTTCATTTGGCAATATTACTGTTTGTCTTGTTGTTCCTGTAAATTCTTGAAAAAACATAATTCCAGTACTTACTATATTACCCGCACCATCAGTAATTAGCCAATACCAACCACAATCAGTCCTATTATTAAAACCTTCTCTGCCATTATAAACATGAGTAAATTTCATATCAATATCGCTAATTTTTATTTTTATATCACTTAGTGATGATGGTGATTTAGGAATAATCACTTTTAATTGGTCATCTAAAAGAGTTCCAAAAAAAGCGACAGTTGGGTCAAAAGATACAAAAGAATCTTCTATATTATATTTTACTAAACTTTGATTAAAATTAGCATATCTTATAAATGAACCGGCTGGGTATTTATTTCTCGGAGCTCCTAAAAAAATAATTGGTATTTTTTCCCAAATACTTTCTTGAACTATCGGTTTAGCTAATTGCAACATATCAATAGGAATACACGGCTCAATCGCATTGCCGTCTAAATCTTCATCATTAAAAGCATCAATAACCACATCTAAACGTCTTTTAATCTCTTCTCTTTTACTCGCTTGAATTACTTTGAACTTTATCTCGTCTTTTGTTGTAACTGCCGTTAAACCATCTAAAATGCCTTTTGAAAACTCAGCACCATCTTTTTCTAAAATATACTCAACATCCAACTCCCAACCCTTGAATTTTATTTCATTTACCAAATAATCAAAAGCATGATTAAGATAATTTGTAAGCGTTCCATCGGTTTGCACTTGTGTAGATGTTCGCCCCTCAAAATGTGTTTTATCAACAGTTAAATCAATATCCTCGTCACCTAAAACAACATCACGGCCATAAAAATCTTCTTGCTCAACTTTATGAGTAGAACCATCAAAACCGAACGGCTCGGCTATTTCTATTCGTCCTATTTCGCCTTTAAAATCTAAAAAGTGTCGTAAATTCATTATGATTTTATTCTTAAACGATTACTAACTAATAACTTTTTAACTCCTTGTTCTTTTTGGTATAATCTTTCGCCTTGTACGTCACGAATCAAACTCCATTCAGGTTTATTCTTAATTACATTTGTAAGGTTGTTTATATCTGAACGCAATGGTGACAAATCTAAATTATTATTTACAACTGTTGAAGCGTTTGAAATTCCGTTGTTCATTAAAATTCCGTTCAACTCATTGTTAAACATAATCGATTTTGTTTCCTTTGCATTAAATACTTTATCGCCTTTGTTTAGGTGTGTTAATTGTGCTCCTTTATTACTACCTAAAGATTTAACTTTGCCGTGCTTATCTGTAATTAACTCCGCCCCTCTTTCTTGTGTCCACGCCATACCCTCAGGAGCATTGTCCGTTCCTTTGTAAAATTGTGGCACTTGTTGTGAAGCTATTAAAGCTATTTGAGCAGCTCCAATTATACCAACTGCAATTGCCATTGGAATACCATCTTTTAACGCACTAACAACCGCTACTGCTGTATTAATAACCGCTTCTGCAATAGCCATTGTTTTTCTCTCTTTTGCTTGTCGATTTAACAACAAACGTCTTTTTTCGTCATATTGTCGTTCTATTTCTGCTCGTGCCGTTGAACTCTCACCAGCGAATAAAATTGCAACATTGCGGCTATTTTCTAATCTTCCTAACTCTTGTTCATAGGCTCTTTGCTGAGCTTCCTGAACTACGTTTATAGCATCTAAGGCAACGCTACTCCATTGTTGGAACTGTTCTTGCCAACCTTCTGTTAATTCCTCTCCGCTTTCAGTTCCTTGTTTTCTCCACGCTTCAAACCCTTCGGCTGTTAATCCCATTTCTTCAAAGTCTAACTTTAATCCTTCGCCCTCTAAAGCGGTTAATTCGCCTCTTAATGCTTTTAAACCATCTTCTAATATTGCTAATTGAGCATTGAAAGATTTATATTCTTCTGTTGTATCGGCAGTATTAGCACGGATTTGTTTTAATGAAGAAATTTGCTTTTCATACCAAGACTCTGTGCCTTGTAATAATTCTAATTCTTTTTCAGTTTCTTTGTTGTTTTCTTTTTTAGCGGTTGTATTATCTTTAGTGGTATTTGTTTTTCCAGACATTAAAGATATTTCTTTTTTTAATTGCTCATTTGATTTGCTTTTAGCGACATCAAATAAAACCTCCTGACTTACATCTTTTTGTTTTAATTTATTTAAAGCAATGTGTTGACCTATTAATTTATTTCTAACTATTTGCTCCTCATTCATTTTTTGAGTTACAATGTTTTGAATTTTAATATTTGCGTTTAAATAACTATTAATTATTTTTTGATTTTCTGCTGTTGTATTTCCTCCAGCAATTCCAACTTCTACCATTATTTCCTGAGAACGTAAGTTGCTAACTCCTTCTAATGATTTGGCTATATCTCTATATCTTTTTACTATTGTTTCAACTCTTTCTCTTTCTCCTTTGTAATATTCTATTGATGTTTTCTCTGATTTAGCAAAACCAGCATCAATAGCATTAACACCTCTTTCAATTATTTCACTTTCAGGCAAAAGTCCTTTTATAGATTTGAAAAGACCTACTTTGTCAATCCTTTCAGACATTCTTAATAAGTTAGCAAAAGCATCAGTTATTGACCTAAAAACATTAGCTGTAGTTCCTTCACCCGCTTGTAATGATGCAATATAAGCCTCCCATGCTACTGTTAATCTTTGTTGTGATGCGGTTAAACTTTCAATCCTATCTAAAGTTTCAATTCCGTATGTTTTCTCTAATTGTTTTGCAAATCTGGGTAAAACATCAGAAGCTAATAACTCCCCCGCTTTCATCATTTTGCCCAACTCTTGCTCAGTAACTCCAACTGCTTTAGCCATAATCCCAAAAGCACCCGGCAAAGCCTCACCTAATTGACCTCGTAATTCCTCCGCTTGAATAGTGCCCTTTGACATCATTTGGTTTAACGCTAAAAATGCCCGTTCTTGTTGTTGAACGGTTAACCCCATTGATGCAGCAGCTTTTGATACACTTCTAAAGATACCTTGTATTTCTGTGCTACTTATTTTATCTTTTGCTGATACATAAAATTGAGTATATTGCTTAGTTAATTGGCTTAAATCAACTCCGAAATCTTCTGCGGTTTTTCTTAAAAATGCTTGTGATTGTGTGAATATTTCTGATGATTGCGTAACTAACGCTAAAGCACGATTTAACCCGTCAAACTCTTTTGTTAGTTCAAATACAGATTTAACAATTCCAGCAAATACAGTTAAAACACCACCAATCCCTAAAACTGATAATAATTCACGCCCAAATTTTACGCTCCTTTGCCCTGTTCTATTCCATTTATCAACTGCTTTATCAGCTTGTAATACTTTTGTTTGTAGTTTTTGAAATTCCGCTTGTGCCGTTTTTAATTCACGGTTGTATTGTCTTTGCGTTTGTTCAGCTGTTTTACCCCTTACTATTAAATCCTGATAACGTTGTGATGCAATAGCAACCTGAGCTGATAAATTAGCATAAGCACCAACTAATTGAGAGGTTGCCCGTGTTTGTCTGTCTGCGTTTTGAGCTAAAGCACGTCCGTTAACAATCTCTTCACTTGTTTTTTGATTTACTTGTGATTTAGCTTGTACTAATTTATTTGTCGCTTGTACTGATTTTTCTTGTGCAGCTGCAACATCTTTCAACCCCTTAGCGTAATCACTCGGCAATTTCTTATACTCATCATTCAAACTTTTAACGGTTTGAACTGACATTTGCACAACTTTTACATGGTCTGTAAAGGCCTCATTTAACTTTTTAACGAGTCCTTCCGCTTCTATAAAATTACCTTTTGCCATTTTTTACGCTTTTAATTTTTTCGTTTGCAATATCTTCGTATGCCAACCATTGCATTACGCTTATTTCGTTTATGTTTGGTATTGACCGTTCTAAAATCTGTTCAACATTCGCTACAACTTTGTAAACATTTGTTATTTCCTGCTCAATCTTTTCACTTGTTTTTTTCTGCATCAAAGTAAGTGAAGTAGTTAAAGCATTAACGGCCGATTGAATTATTTTTAAATTTACCTCAATTCCTTCAAAAAACTTTAATTTTATTTTAGGCTCTAATTCTTTAATTAATGAATATAACTTTTGTTCATATTCCGCAAACAATTCAGGCTCTAAAATATCCCTATAATGATTCTGTAAATCTACTAAAAAATTAGCCGTACTTACTATATTTTCAATACGAACTCTTAACTTCATTTCGTTAATTGCTTTTGATAAAAATAATTTTGCTTTCTGGTCGTTTTTAACAGCATAATAGTCATCATACAATTTATACCAAACGTTTAAAATTTGCTCGTTTTCGATTTTATTATATTTCTTATTTTCGGAATAATTAACATCCAATAAAAGATAGTTTTGTTCTTTTAGAATATTCCAAAATAAAATGATTCTTAACTTATCTAAACTATTGACTAATTCCATATTCCTTAATGTGATTATATTCTGCACCATTTATAAAGTTTGGTTTTATATCTCTTTCAAAAATAATCATAAAACTTTCCTTCCTTGCTATTTCTACTGGTGCTGTTTGATTTACTTTATAAAAATAACGTTCAGTACCCTTTTGCTCAAATTCTTTCTTATATCGTCTTAAAAGTTCATTTGTTGAACCGTTAAAACCTAAACCACAACTAAAGCAACCTACCGCCATAATTTATTCATTATTGATTCTACAACAAAATCATATATTTCAGCAAATAATTGTTCTTGCTCTTCACTACTCAATCCAAACTCTTCAAATCCGTATTTTTTACCAATCTTTTCAAACTTTGAATCAGTTGAGTAAATCTCGAATAAATTACCAGCTTTTCTAACCGTTAATAAATCCGCTAATGAACCAGTATCATGTAAATCTACAAAGCCTTTCGCTTGTGGGTTAATGCCTATTTTATATTGTCTGTATTCCTCACTTCTGTATTCTGCAATTATTCCCCCATCAACTGATTTGCCTATTATCCATCTTCTTTTTACTTCGTTTACAATATTCCCAGCATTTAGAATAATCATATCCGCAACAAATTTAGGGATGTTTGAAACTTCCCTATTCAATTGCAAACTATAATCATCTATGTAACTCATTGTTTTAAAAAAAAGCCCCTCTCATAAGAGAGAGGCTCAAAGCAAAAAATATGAAAAAAAACTAAACAGACGGAGCTTCTGCAACAGTAAATGTTGCTTGTCCTTTAAATAAATTCCCTAAAGAATCTTCGGCGACATCATCCGAACCATCACGCAATTTCAATATCACAACTGCATCTTCATCTAAAGCCGTTACAGTAGCCGTGTATTTACCTGTTGCATTTGAATAACTAACAGCCGTTACCGGATTGTTAACACCATCTGCCGTAACTACATAATTTGTAATTGCATCTAAAGAAGTAATTAAATCGTCATTGTTACAAGCAGAAGCCACTTGAAAAACAATAGAAGTAGAACCATCAACAACTGTATCAACAGTTATCTTAGCATCAACAACACCCTCAACCTCTAAGGCATTGAATCCTAATTCTTCCCATGTAATAAATTGGAAACGTAAATTGAACTCCTCAGCATCCAATAATTGGATTTTAGCCATCGACATTTGCGGATCAGTACCCTGAACAAGTTTGAAAGTTTCAACATCAAACAATCCCATGTTTAAACCTTTCAATTTAGTAGCTGCCTGATTTGTGGCCACTAAAAGACCTTTGTCAAACAACATAGCCAAATCCCATTTTGATTTTCCTGATTTGTCATATAAAGACTTGTGGAAACATCCACCTTTATCAAACGAAAATGTAAATTGTGGCTTACCGTTTCTAACTTTTGACAATACTCCAGTACTTGAAGTGTTCACTTCGTTATCCGGTGTAGTTTGCTCAAAGTTGTATATTCCCAAAAATGGAAACAATCCAAATGCTTTAATTCTGTCTTTCCAAGTTGCTTCATCAAGCGTGTCAGTAGCAACATCCCATGTAAAGCCTTTAGTTAACAATCCAATCCCTAAAACATCGCCAAAGGTTTGGATATCGCAACTTCTGCTTCCTGTACCTCTTAAATCGGTCGTACAGTTACCGTATGAATTTAAATTTATCATTTTATTTTTTATTAATTAATTAAACATTCTGCATTAATTCTTAAACTAAACTTTATCACTCGTGCATCAACAATATCAGTAACTATATTTACATCTGAATAGGTTTTTTTACCTTTAAAATCAGATGTTGTTAAGTTTTCATTATTTGTATCTACACCATAATTCGGTTCATCTTTTTCCTTAAACCTATCTTTCAACTCACGTGAAACGATTTCAACGTGTAAGTTTTCGGTCAATCTATTCTTTACTAAATTTGTAAGCGGATTAATGATTTTAGTATAGCTTTCAATTTGTCTTGTTTTATTAAACCAAGCCGATTCAGTATTCTGCATTATTATCAAAGTGGCTTCGGTTTCATATTTACCGTTTAACTCAGTAAAGTCATTTAAGATATACCAAATTAAAGGATATTTTTGAGAGTTGCCCATTGATTTAATCCACTTTAATAGTTCTTTTTGGTCACCATATCCGTATTGAACAGTTCTATTTGAACTATTGTAAGGTATTGTTAACCCTTGAAAAACTGTTGCTAAAGCAGTTGCAATTATCATAATCCAAATTGATTTTTATATTCAAAACAAGTGAATGGAGCATCAGGATAGTTTGTTTGATTATCTTTTAAGAACGTGAATAAATCCACATAATAAGACTTATCAGCATGACTATAATCATATATCGGAACTCCAACGTTCCAATACATTATTCCCCTTCTGCCGTAGCTTTCACCACCATTAACGGAATTTACAAATCGATTCCATGTGTTTGTCAATCTTTGTGTTGAATTTACAGAAACCGCATTTTTACTAACTTGCATTACTTCACCCACTCCGGTCATATCAGTTAGTTTAGATTCTAACCAAAAGTAGTAAACATAATCAGCTAATAATGAACTCTTGAAAGTTCCTTCGGTAAATAACAATCCCTTCCAACGGTAATTTTTACCATTTTTAATATAGGTTTTGCCGTTTACTAAGTCCTTCCATTTCTGTTCTGCATCTGTTTTCAAAACTCCGTTTGTAATATCACTATTCAAATCAGTAAATAAATCATAACCTAAAACCTCTTGTAATAACAGACGCACTTTACCATCGATGAACTCAGTTAATTCCGTAGCAGAATTACCTTGTAACTCGTTTACATTTGGTATTGCGATTTCTCGATTGAAATAAGATGCGTCTATTAAATACATTGTTTTATAAATTTAAGATTTAACAACTTTGGCTATATCTAACCTCACAAGCTCATCAGCGACAAGTCTATGCGGTGTGATAATTTTCCCCAATTTGTAATGCTTTGTTTCTTTTATGATTTCCAATTTAACCCGATCTGTGTAACGGATTTTTAACTTCTTTTCGTTTGCTCTTGAAAGCATAACTTTGGAATCAAATGTTTCTGTTTTAGTTGCCATTGTTATTATTGTTTAAAGGTTATACACTTGGTTCAGCTTGTTCAATAGCTGATAATACAGTCGCAATATCATCATAAATGATAGAGTTAGTTAATGAGCTTGGAAGATAAGTTCCCAAAAACGCTTCTAATTTCTTAGACATTAAGTTTTTACGGAAATCGTCATTCTCATATCCTTCGTAATACTCGATGTTTTGAGAAATTACAACTTTAAAGTTTTTTAAGTCACCTACTAAAATAGATTCATTATCCATTTTGTTCGTGAATACAACTCTAACCTCACCTACATTGTTACCATCTTGCGTTACAAATGGTGGAACGATATAATCGCCATCAGTATTTTTAATACCTTGCATTTTTGCTCTCCATACTGTGTTTAAAACAGCAGTAATTTGTCCTTTATAGTTCCCTAAACGAACTTTAGTAGCCATTGCCATAATAACATCATAGATGTTAGCATCTTGGTAGTAACCCGCTAATTCTGTTGGAACAACAAATGCAGAAGCTAATTCAGCAACACCTGCTAAATTATCACCGATATTATCACCGGCCAATACTTCGTCATCAATTTTTTGCTCAACTAATTCACTTGCATGAGTTCTAAAATCAGAAACAACACTTGGAGCATTTTGTGCCAATCTTTTTGACATTTTCCAGAATAAAGCAACCTCTTTAACTGGTGCTTTTCTTTCTTGCCAATCTGCATCTACTAATGGTTTAGCATCACCTTCGCCAATAAATTCAGCATCCCCATCTTCGTTAATACGGTCAACATACCAAATTGACTCTGTACCGGCTTGTGTTTGAACATCTACTAAAGGTAAAATGAACGTGTCAGGCTTTGGAGTTGAATAGATTGTTGAATCGATATAATTACCAAACAACTGATTGAAACCGTTTGCTACATTTGGCAATACGTTTGCCGTAGTCATTAACGCAGGGTCTTTAGTTACTAATAAATCCTGAGCTTTAATTTCAGTTTTAGCTGAATAGCTTGGAGTTGTTTCAGGTTTAGCTTCTAAGTTCTTTTCAACGAACTCAACGAAATAACCTTTTTGAGTTCCGGTAGTGTTACCCATTTGATTTTCTTTTAATTGATTAATTAATTCTTCTAAATCGGTGATAGCTTTTGTAGCTTTACCTAATTCATTTGTCAAAGTTTCATTTGAAACTAATCCTTTTGTTGCTTCTTCAAGTTCTGTTTTTCTTAAATCAGCTTCGTGTGCTTTCATAGCAACTGCATAAACATCCACATCTTGCGGTGTCATTTTGCTTAAATCTTCTTGTGTTTTGTAAATAAACATTTTTAAAATAAGTTTACGTTAATAATTGTTTTTGTTGTTGTTGTTTGAGTGTCTTGCAACGGCTCGGTTTGTTCTGCTGGAGTGTCTTTAACGGCTTCAACTGATATTGTAGGAGTTGCAAAGTTTGAACCTTTTACAACTGCTGAACCTTCTACTACTTTAGCTTCGGAAACTACCCAAAAATAACCCCTTTCATCTGCAACCTCTTTATTGGCTATTTCATTATAATATTTATCCCAGACTTCTTTTTCTTCTACATCAAATTTAGATTCTGAATTAACGGCTAAATCTAATTTAACATAACGCATCCCTACTGAGTGTTCTTTTACATATCCTTTTGCATATTGCTCAAACATAAACGGATTGCGTATCTTTGGAATGTTAGCTTCAAAAGTTAACGCTTCGGTTGTTCCTTTGTAACTATATCCTAAATCAGACCATTTCATTTCCATTACACTTGCTTTCACTTCATCTGTTATGATTTTGTCAAAAGTCATTTGATGTTCTTGCAATAAAAGTAAATTCTTTTGTTCCTTTACTGATTTATTCCAAATACCCTTAACGTGCAAATCGTTGTGACTGTCTAATAAATTGGTTGTGTTGATTATTAATTTAGCTTTTAAACCATTTGCATCAGCTAAAGGCATTGATTCCGCTTTTACTACTTCGCCTTTGTCGTTTTCAATACCTACATAATGAAAAGTTGCATCAGCATCTTTAGTAATCATTTTCTTTTGAGCAATCAAAGTATTTTTATTATCCCTTAATGCTTTAAACAATTCATCTTGTGTAGCAAATTGTCTGTCCGGAAATTCTTTAACTACTATCATTTCTTTATAATTTTATCCTCTTTCAAGGCTTTTAATTTATCTTTTGTTTCCTGTTCAATTGCTTTCTCAATTTCGGCTTTTGTTAATTTTGTACTCATAACGTTTCGATTTTGATTCCTAACTCCCTTGCTAATTGTTCATTTTCTAACTTTAATTTTATCACTTCTTGTTTTTCCTTTTCAAATACTTGGCTAAACATTAAATGACTCCATTCCATTCTTATATCTTCTAATCCAAATAATACTTCAAACTTATCCGTTAAATCTTGTCCGCTTGGCTTTAAACTGTATTCGACGTGTCTTGCAGTTGCTTTCTCTTGGTTCTCATATGTTGAGCCTCTTAAATTAGCTTCAAGAACATCTCTTGGTATTCCATACATCGTTCCTATCATAAAATAGTCATTGTAGAAACTTTCATCTAATTTTAAACGTGCAATATCATCAACAAATCTTTTTATATCAATAGGCTTTTTAACTGCGTGTACTTTTTTGCCACTTCTTAAAACCGTTTCAATACTTTCTTTATCCTCTTGGCCTAACGGTATTTCGCTCAAACTGTCATTCTTTTGACTTGCAATAAACTGCTGAGAAAATTCAAGGTTGACCGCTTTTGCATTTAATGCTTGTTCAGAATTTCCGATAACTTTGTAAAGGCTATCTAAAACACTATTCCCTAAATACCAATTTCCACCTATTCCATTTGTAGTATCAAAAAAGAATGTTAAGTCAGAAATACGAATATTTGAAGTTAAGCCGTCCTCGAATGTATATGTTAGTGTTTGCCTTTGTTGTTCATCAAATGATTGTTTGCTAAATAGCATTCTGCTAAACTTACTTTTACCGTTACTGAAATCAAAGTTAGCAGGATTCAACCAATATAGTTGAGTGCTTTCATTCATTGTATTGTTGGTTCTGTATAGAATCGCTTGTCCTAACATTTTCCAAAACATATAATCCCAAAAAAACTGTGTCCAACTTTGATAAAAATTAGGTTGCTTTTTTATTGAGTATAAAAAGTTTATCTCTTTTAACTCATCATTTTGATATTGGTTTACTTTTCCAAGCGAAAACAAATCACAATTTAACTTAAAGACTTTTGTACAAGCTGGGTTCAAAAGCACCGCATTAAGTTTCTGCTGATAGTTTGTGTACTCTTTTGAAGTTGCTCCAGCTCTAAACATTTCTGTAAACCAATTGCCCTCATTATCTCTTGTAAGTGATAATGGTTGCTTTCCCCAATCTAAATTAAAACTGAATCGTGCCATATTAAATAAACAAAAAAAGCGTACTGCTATCTAAATTAATAGAAGCAATACGCTTAAAACTTTGTTGTGCTGTCTTTACGTCCATTAATTTGAAAAGTGCATCTTCACACTTTGAAAGCAAAAGTATAAAATAAATATTGAATAATTTGTTTATTTGTTATATTTTTTTTATTACTCCGAAATCGAACAACTTTTGAACGCAATAAGCAGTACTATCAATTAGGTGATTATCTTGGTCAATTGGCTCTTCTTGAATGACTCCAAACTTGTCTTTTTGATAGCAATAGTTTTCTTGTTCTAACTCTATATTCTTTGAAGTATCTGTATAATAGATATTTAAACCTTGTAGCATTTGTATTCTGTCCAGTAGTCTTGACTTACCACCAACGGCCACCGCATTTTCATAACCAACCCTACGAAGTGAAACAATTTTGTTTGGTCTGTTATTATCGCAAACAATTATTTTATTCTTTGGGATGTTTAGCTTTTGAAATAACCAACTAACTAAGCCATCTTCATCAGCTCCATTAATAGAATGTAAATCCATTGATGAAAGTGAACGTCTTATTTCATTCTCACTTGCGTAGTTATGCTCATGAAGATATAAATTACCATCGCTATATTTAGCCTCAACTATTGCAAACGGGTCAACTGTTCCCCAATCGACTCCGAAATATGATTCTTTATTTAGATTTAAAAACTCAATGTAAGGAATTGACTTCCAATTGTAAATACGTCCTTCAACTTGTCCAACTTGGCCGAGTCCGTACACTCGCCACATATTCGCCCAATATTCATTTATTACCTTACCATCTTGCAAAAATCCCTTTTCCTTATATCTTAATATTTCCCCTTTTTCTTCTTCTGATAAAAATTCATTATCTAAATAAGTAAGGTTTATAAAATCGCAATCGTTCCGGGTCATTACTTCGGTGTGAAACCAAAACTTTGCATTTGGATTAAAATCGATTATTACTCTTTTTGCACGGGATGTTAATTCACGGTATGTGTCAAACTTTACTTTGTTTGCTTCATTTACAAAAACAA